TTCTGAGAAGGAAGCGCTGTCGACATCCAGGTTAATTACCAGATCGCTAATTTGCTGGGCCATACCGTACTCCCCCGTAAACCCCCTCACCCGCTAACATCAGGTCTTCATCCGTCTTTTCTGGTTCGGGCTCGCCCACTTCGCCAGTCAGCAGACTGAAATCAGCATCCGAAATATCGCTATTGCCCGTCAGCATCGCCACGATGAGCCCCTTAGTGGTGGCAAACTCAGCGTCCAGCAGCTCGTCACTAACGGCGTTGCTGCAAAGTGGCTAACCCAGCCGGCGAATTCGGAGGCGCTCATTTCACTGAGCATCCGCCGCCAGTCTGCCCGCCGGAACTCCCGCGCCAGCCGATGAATAAAGGCGCGCTCACGGGCAACTATTTTTCCAGGGGGCGCGCCTCTGCTGATTCATCACCGAGCGCAGTATTGTCAAACTCTGCATCTGCTGATTCATCACCAAGCGCCGTATTGTCAAACTCTGCCTCTACCGGGGGCTTTGGCATCAGGTCGCTCAACTCAAGCACTTTTTCAACAGCCATATTCAGCGCCTCAGACGACCAGGTACGCATCACTTCACGGTGCAATTCCTCTTCATCCCGATCCGGTGTGCTATGCCATAAGGAACGGGATACCAGCCAGGCATTTGACTGGACGTTCTTTTTAACGACCAGAGCGCCCATCTTCATTTCAGAGGCATCTTTAGGAATATCCGCTTCAAGGCTGGCGAGATACTCAAAATATTCAGCGCGCTGCAGCGCGGATAGCTCAAAAAGCAGTACAGATTCTCCGCCAATCGACAGATTTTCTTTTTTCAGAAACGACATAATTTTTACCTTCGGATTCGCCATTATTTTTGCCCGTGAAAATGGCCCCTAAAGGGGCCTTTTGAAGTGGTGATCAGGAGACTGTGACTGTGGCAATCGCAACGAAATTACCATCCGGCGTCATGCCGATAATCTCCGCCGTTCCTGCGGCAACACCGTGATGGTGACCACGTTATCCAGCACAGTGACGATCGCTTTTGTGGACGAGACAATCCGCAGGGATTTATCCGTCGCGCCGGCAGGTTGCAGCGTGAATGTCGCCGTTTTGGTCTTGCCCTTCAACCGCGACCGTCGCCGGAGCAACAGTCAGGCCTGTTACCGGAACGAATGAGGAGCGGTCATCTTCCGCGAGGGATGGTTTGCCAGTATTGGTGACTTTCACAGAACGGGTAATCACTTCTTTTGCCGGGATAGCTTTACCCAGGCTGCTTACCCAGCCACGGACACATCGACCGCGCCGTTTGGGTACTTAATCTTGTAACCACGGACGTCGCCTTCGTTGAACCACTCCACCAGCCCCTGCTGGCCGGATTCACCCGGTTTCCAGGCCAGAGTAAAACTGGTATCGCAGATTTGCCCCCTGAGCGGTCGAGTTCCAGTCCGCATCCTCATCGTCGACGTAGGTGTCGTCGTAGGATTCTGCGGTCATTTCACCCGGGGTGATCTCTTTGATTTTTGCGAGACCCAGTCGGCATCACTCAGCGGGTTGCTGTAGGGATCGCCGGTCCCGGTATACAGCCAGAGCGTGGTTCCCGCACCTTTAACCGGCGCGAGAGGATTTGGGGTTGCCATAGTGATTTCCTTACATTGAATAGGTGATAGCGTAGGTCAGGTCGACAGATCCCCAGGTGGCCATCTCATCGTCGCGCTGATAGTCATAGCCCTGCGGGTCATCGTTTCGATAAGCGCTTCAAGTCCGGGGATCTCCTCCGTAGCCGGATAAACCTTCTCTTCCAGCCAGTTGTCGAGCGCGGTATCAGGATTTGTTGCTTTCAGGAAAACTTCGATGTGAAGAACTGCCTGCCAGTCGTCAGCATCAAGCGTGGCACCGGTATATTCGGCGTCTGACAAATACACCGCCACAGCAGGAAGATCCCCCTCTTCAAGGAATGCCGGCCGCCCGTCAAACCAGGTGACGGAGTCAGAGATATCGGCTTTCAGCTTCGCCAGGACGGCGGCACGTATAGCGCTGTGTTTGCTCATCGCTTCAGGTGGATCCTCAGTTGGTTTTTAAGTGCGGCTGACAATTCCTTTGGCATATCGCTCTGGATAAGGTTTTTTGAAATGGTGGTAAATGCCTGCGTTAACGGCGCATCCAGGGGAACTTTCACAACATCGATGGGGTAGCGGGAGCGCCGACACGCCGCATTACCTGCCAGCGGCCATTAGCCAGTTGCTGGATGAACGCATTGCGGAAGGTATAAGGCCCCACTTTCAGCACGCTCCCTGCCCGTGTTTCGCACCTTTACGACGTGATAGCCTTACTCGAGCTGCGCCGAGCTTTATTGCCGGCAGGTTGCCGCGGTTAATTTTTTGAAGCGACGAGACGATCATGGCGAGCCTTTTTGAGCCTTGAGCGTTGCCGGACAAGCCGAACCGGGAGCCCTTTTTTGCGGTTATCATCGACGGTTACCTCTTTAGCCACCTGCTTACTGCCCTGGCTTATTGTTCGCCCCGCCACCCGGTTTAACGCTTTCGCGGTGGCATCCGGCACAATCATGCGGCTCAGGCTGTTCAGGTTCTGGATTGCCCTTTCCAGGCCCTTGACTGACATAAAACCCCTTACTCAAGGTGGATCCTCGGTTTGCCGTTAAACGAATCGAAACGCGTCACCATCAGGGTTTTCCCCCCCAGGTCACGTCGTTCCGGCGGGGTTTGTAGGTAGTCGAGAAAACCACCAGCGCGGTACCGTTACCGGACAGAGGTCCCATTTCTTCCAACTGCTCCGCCGGGACAACATCGAAGTCCTGTCCGTTAATTGTGGCGGTCTTGCCCATCTTCACGATGGTGGCCGCATCCATGCGAGCCGCCAGCCGGTCAAAGGCGTTAGCCATTAATTTTTACTTCAATGACGGTCACGCCAGTACCCGCAGCTTCCCAGGCAACGCCCGCAGCGACCGCATCCGCTTTGTCGAGCTGGATTTTCCCGTCTTTAATAAACACCGCCGTACCGGCGGCGATATCATCAGCAGCCAGTTTGGGCAGAAGAAACACCCGGAAGCAAAACCATCCCCGATACCGCCGGCAGGGATATCCTTAATTGCCACCACCGCGACAAGCGAACCAATAACCACCAGATCTCCACTCAGGATTTCACTGTTTCCGGCATTGTTTACCGGGATCGTGTTCCCGTTTTGCACGAAGTTTTAGCCATAACATTCTCCATTCAGCCCCTGCCGGGGCTGATTTTGGGTATAAAAAAAGCCCTGACGGGCGAGGAGGTAAAACGCAGAAGATTACTTGCCGGAAGATTTGGCCATGCCGCGATAATCCAGCGCCGCAACACCTGCATCAATACGGACTTTCGTGGCAATACCGTCAGTGTTAAACCCTTCCTGGTCGATGTACGGCGTATCGATACCATTGAGGTAAGCCACCTCGATAGTGTCGCTCCCCTTCGCTGCAGCCAGATACCAGGCAGCGGCATCAGCAGCATCGAGGCGCGGCTCAGCAATCACTTCCGCAAAGTTCTGAATCGGGTTGTTGATGCCGGCGTTAATATCCGCCCCTTCACGCTGGCAGACTTGATAGTCTGGTTTGCGAGCGTTTCCAGCCCAACCGGAACAAGCATGTAGGCCGGACGAATGTTGAGCGTACGTTCGCCTTCTTCTGCAGCCGCATACTTTTCCGGGCTTCATCGATACTGGCGACTGAAATGGCGCCGCTGGACAGGTTTTTATGGTCAGCGTGGAACAACGCTTTACCGTCGGACAGTTTCGCGTTCGTGGTCAGAATGGCATAAACCAGATCACCGATTGTACCTTTCGCCGCGCGCCCCATCTTCATCGGAACATCAGTGAGCTGATTCAGATCGTCATTGATGATTGCCTGACGGGTGACAGAGAAGATTTCGCCAAAGGTGGCCAGCGCAATAGTCTCGCCTTTATCGCCGGTAGTGATGTACTTATACTCTGCCCCCTCACGAACCTTACGCAATGAAGGGAAACCACCCATACCGACGCGATGCGCGGTTTTAAAGTCAGAGAGCTGGCCTTTTTTGGTCCACTGTTCAAAGGTTTCGTCGGCTTCTTCCCAGCCCAGCAGCAGCGACTTATTCGCCACATCCAGCAGAATGTTGCCGAAATCCGTGCTGTGCGTCAGCCTGGCCAACCATCTGCATCGGATTAAGACTGGAAACGCCAATCCCGCGCTCAGTCAGCGCCATACGGGCATATTCACGCAGGGTCATGCCGTTGTAGACGTTATCGCTTTCCTGCTTTTCATAGCCTGCACGGGCCATCAGCGCCTGACGAATACCATCCCCGAAAGTTTCCGTTCCCGGCGTGAATGTGCGCGGCGCTGTTTTTGTTGGAGGGTGTACTGGATTTGCCCAGGGCGGCCAGCAGCTGGTCTTTCGCCTTTTCAACGGTGCAATCCAAATCGGCCACGCAGCTGGCCTGCAGTTCGCTATGCTTACCGCCAAGGCAAACAGGTCGTTAATGCCGGTAACGCGGGCTTTTTGCTCGGCCATCACCGCGCACGGATTGCGGTTTCGTCGACAGGATCAGGTGCGTTTACTGGCGCCTGAGCATTTGGCTTCTGTGGATCACGCTGGACGGTGTTACGTGGTGGGGTGACCATGTTACGAATGCTGTTTGGCATTTTTTCAAATTCCTCAATACGTTTTGAATGGATACAGGCCATTGCCTGCAGAGCGGGGGTGGTCTGGTCAGCGAAACCCAGGGCGAGGCATTCAGCGCCATCCATCCAGGTTTCATCCTCCAGCATCGCGGCAATCTCTTCGGTGGTTTTACCGGTCTTTTGCGTAGGGGGGACACTTTCAACCTTGTCCAGCAGATCGGCGTAGTCGCGCATGTCGTTGGCATCCCACCGGCAAAGCCCCAGGGCTTGTGGATCATCATGCAATGATTTGAAAACAACTAATGGTTCAAAAGGCATTTTTTTATTAAAATGATTCTTGCTGATGAGCTGCAATACACGTTGCAATACACAAATTCAAAGGAGCGATGAACTGAGCATGTATACTTCAAATTTTCAGAAATGATGCGAACTTTGATAAATCAATACGTTATAACGAGCTTTTTTTTGCCGCCAATAGCTCACTAAATGATCCAATGGACTTATGGTTCAATCCCATTTTTTGGGATGGCATAGATTTATGGAAACAATTTATTGGCAGTTATGATAATGGTTTTGTTTTGTTAATGGATTATATTTCCAAACCACAAGGTGATGATTTCTATATTCAATAAATAACCTATTTAAGGGAAAGAGCCTCGCAAAATAGTCGAGGATAAAACCATATACAAACGCAATATAATAGACATTATAAAAAACAATGAACTAGCAAAAGGAACGGATGTTACCTCCGCAGCCTCACTATTAATGGATAAGTTTATTCATATCAAGAATAATACAAATTTCATTTCCGTATCCTTTAGCAGGGACCCTTTCAATTATCTTATGTGGTCTCATTATGCCAATGGTTTAAAGGATGCATATTATATATGATTTTGAAGATAACAACTAAACTTAAAACACATATTCTCGGAAAGAGTGAGTATGATGTGAAGATGATGGATGTCAGATACTCAAACAGCCCTGAACAAATTGATCTTTGGAAAGTGATCTCCGAAAACTATCGATAATGGGAATTATTTTTTCACTAAAAATAACCATTGGGATATGAAAAGAAAGTCGCCTGGTTTTATACTCCCCGCATCAATCCAATGGTGAGATATTTCACCACGATCCTTCACTAGTTAAAGGTGTCATCTTCGGTTCTAGATGTGATACTTACTTTAAAGAGAGAACAATACGCGCATTAAAAGAAATAGAATATCAGTGGTATCGAAGATTTCTTATCCTTCGAACCATTCTTAATGATAAAAATGAAATAGAATTGAAATCAGGTATCAAACAAACTATAAAAACGTTTTCAACCTGCATTGGGAAAAGATGTGATTGATGAATGAATAATTCACTCAATTTAAGGAAGCTAAGACAATTAAATGACAGTTCTATAAATTACACTATTACATCTTATTTCGACGTAGATCCCCGCCGAAATTATGCGCCACCAATACGGCGCTTACCGTACCCCAGCGGAACCGGGTATCCCTGCGCTGCAGTATTTGTCACGCCGCCGAATGCATATGAGGCTTTATTGTCTGAGTCACGCTTGCTAGACAGTCCGGGAGCTTGAGGTGATAACATCTGTACAATGCCACCAGCTACCATAGCAGCCCCAATTTTCATCGCAGCTGGCCCCCATGCGCCGCCGCCCCATGCCTGACCTATGGTTACGCCAAGAGCCCCAACGACAACCAACACCGCGCCAAGAATGGTTTGAAGCATCCCAGCCTTTTTGCTGCCCATGATGACCGGCACCATTCGGATAGTTCGGCCAGCATTAGGGAATCCAGATCGTCTTCGTTGATGTTTTTGCTATCCACGAAAATGGCAAACGTCAGCCCTCGCGATTTACTTGTATTCATGTACTTTTCGAAACCAGGTAGCGTGGCTGCCAGCGCCCGAAATGCTTCCCGTGTTGAGCTAATAAGCCGCTGATGTTCTCTTCCAAAAATTTTGGCCAGAGAGCCACTCAGCTTAATGGTTGTCATCACTTCGGCATTAATCATTCCGTTTATCCTTACCTTTATAAATTGCTGATAGGGCTGACTTGAGATCATAAAATTTTCTCTTACTGCTACTACCGGGGAGCGGCGGTATACCTGCCAGGCGCTTTGAACTGTTTGCCGGTGAACGCCGGTGACCTCTGCCAGCTCAATTATCGTCATCTGCACTTTTTTCATCGCCAAAAGCCTCATGATGATGAACAAAAAACACACAAACCATCATCTTTTCCGTTACCGCCAAATTTCACACTATAAAATCAGTAATTTAACGAATGATGATGATACCCATAGAATCAGAAAACGCGCCGTTTCCCGCGATGCCGCCGCCCCGTGGCAGGAAGCCCCGCCCGGAGGACCCATTGAAAACGAGCGGCCTCAGCCGCCCATCTCGCCATCACGCGCCACCACCAGACTTGACCATGCCGCGGTAGTCGAGCGCAGCCACGCCAGCATCAATGCGCACCTTCCAGGCAATGCCATCAACGGTAAAGCCTTCCTGCTGCTCCAGGTACGGGACGTCCATCCCATCCAGATAGGCACCTCAATGGTGTCAGTTCCCTTCGCCGCGGCCACATACCACTCTTTGTTATTGGATTTATCCAGTCGAGGCTCAACAATCACCTGCGCCATATCCTTCACCACGTTGATAATGCCGGGGTTCTGGTTCAGCGTGCCGTTCTGGTCTACAGGGAACAGTGAGGAAGCGGAAAGCACTGCGCGGTTGGCTGCACCTTCCAGCGCGGCCGGCACCAGGATATAAGCGGGGATCACATTGATAGGGTCGCCGTTGGCGTCCTGCTGCAAACGCATAGCCTTGCGAGCCTCGTTCAGGCCGTCAGTATCCATCCCTTTAGCAATGAGGTTGTGATGGTCAGCATGGAACAGCGCCTTACCATCGGTGAATTTAGCGTTAGTAGTAAGGTGGAGATAAACCAGATTGCCAACGGTACGGGCAGCAGCGCGGCCCATTGCCTGTGGATAGTGGTCAGCTGGTTCAGGTCGTCATTGATGATTGCCTGCCGGTAACAGAGAAATATTCCCGTATGTCGCCAGGGCGATGGGTACGCCGCTGTCACTGGTCGTGACGTACTTATACTCTGCACCTTCCGGCACTTTTGCCAGCTCTGAAAAACCATTCAGGCCAACGCGCTTAGCCTCATGGAAGTTAGGCAGTGATCCTGCCTTAGCCCACTGCTGGAATGTCTCGCCGCTGTTCTGCCAGCCGGTCAGCACTGACTTTCAGCACCACCAGCGAGGATATGGGAAAAATCACTGCTGCTGTGAGTGAAGGCCAGATTGACAATCTGCGAACGGTTACCGAAACCGCTAATGCTGATACCACGATCCACCAGCGAAGCCTGAGCCATTTCAAACAGGCTCATCATTGCGTAAGGATTACCACGCTCAGCACGTTCATGGCCCAGCCGTGCATTAAGTCCCTGGCGGATACTGTCGCCTGTGATGTTCCCGTTACCTGCGTAAATGTGCGCATCAGTGGTTTTGTTTGATGGCGTGCCCGATTTTCCCAGAGCCGCCAGCAGTATGTTTTTCGCCTTTTCCGGGGTACATTCCACATCCTCCAGGCACTGCATCTTAAGCGTGTCATGTTTGCCGCCAAACATAGCGAAGAGATCTTTAATGCCGTTAATGCGGTTTTGTTCCGGTACCGCGCTGCTGGTGGAGCCTTTTGGGCTGGTGATCATCCCTTTAAGTGCGTTTGGCATATGTTCAAAATCCTCAATTCGTTTCGATTCAATTCTGGCCATCGCATTGACGGCAGGTAACAGTTCATCGGCAAAACCCTGTGCCACGCATTCGCGTCCGTCCATCCAGGTTTCATCTTCAAGCATGGCGCCAAGTACTTCGGCTGATTTACCCGTTTTACGGGCATAAGCCGGAATTAGAACGCTTTCCACCTTGTCCAGCAGCTCGGCATAGTCGCGCATGTCGTTAGCGTTCCCGCCGGAAATACCCCACGGCTTATGAATCATCATGAGTGCATTTTCAGGCATAACGATACGGTCACCGGCCATAGCAATAACGGAAGCCATAGACGCCGCCAGACCATCAATTTGCACAGTGACTTTTGCCGGGTGTTTATTCAGGAGGTTGTAGATTGCGATGCCGTCGAACACATCCCCGCCAGGAGAGTGAATGTGCAGGCTGATATGAGAGATATCACCCAGGGCTTTCAGGTCTTCGGAAAACTGCTGGGCCGTAATTCCCCAGCCGCCGATCTCTTCGTAAATGCTGATATTTGCACTGGCGCCGTCGCTCGCTGCTTTGATGGTGTACCAGCCTTTCATACCCATGCCCCCAGCGTATGGTGATGCCAGTAAGTCACGCTGCTACGCACAATCTGGCCTTTAGTGGGAACGGGCATCTCCGGGTGTTTTTCACGAATGTATGCCTGGTACTCTTCTATCTTTCTCATCGTCTCAGCATCAATATGGACCGTTCCGCCTTTATCATGCTGCTTATTGCTTTGTTCTGACATCTTCTTGCCCCTATCGTGAATGATGGTACAAGAACGATTATTGATCACTAAAAGTGGTAAGTAAAATGAGTTTCATCAGAAAAACAGATTAATCACATTGCATAAAAATCTCGCACCGTAAGGAAATTTTCGAAACAACATGTTATGGAAATTTATACTCTCGTTTATTGAATTCATTTTTATATGCCAACAATGCTTCCTTATTAACTGCAAAAATAGTATCACCAGCAAAACTTGCTATTTTTTTATTCAAAAAGTCGACATCATTCGCATCTGTTATACTTTCACAAAAATCAATCAAACCAGAATTTAATATAAGTAATGCTCGGTCACTAGATATTGGATAGTAATAATCTATATTTTCTCCATCTTTTCCATCAGGATTTAAATTAACCACTGGTTGGTCTGATGTTATAAAGGATTTATCCGTATGATTTGTTAATATTTTTATTTTTCTGTTTTCATTCAATGCAATATCCTTGGAAAGGTTAGTCCCAATAAAAGAGCAAACAAACCACCAATGCTTAGAATAAAAATCAAGCCATCGCACTTTAACGCTTTCATCAAATGGACTAATCTTCACCGAATAGATTAATGCATCCCTCATGCGTTTTGTTCTGCTAAACTGGTAACCCATATAATAACTAAACTGCCAGCGTTCTTCCTTATCATCTAAACAGGTTAAGTCACCAACCCTTAGTTTTTTCATTACATCAACAGCACTGTTTTCCTGGCTTGACATATAATTCTCAAATAAATTATTTGAGATTAATTCATTTAAATCAACATTCAACTTTGAAAGTGCAATATCGTTTAAATTTTTAGCTTTATTTTGTGCCCAACACACAATATCTATCAATTGAAGATGTAAAGACCTTAACTCTGCAGAACATCCACTCAACCAAAGTTTCATCAATTCAATATCACCCTTGCTAACTGCACCTACTTTATAAAAGTGTTTTTCACAACCTATGCCACGAACACTATCAAAGCTTGGGTTCCCTTTTTTAGATATATACCAAACGTTTTTCTCATCCTCAGCCCATCCCTTAAGGTAATATGCCCAAACATAATGATGTTTTCTTTTTAATTGAAATTGTTTCACCAAACATACTCCCTAATGAATGAATCTTAAATTCCCACTTACGACCCACTTTAACTTATTCCCACTTACCACCCACCACCATTTTGACAAATACACTCTCAGGCCAGCAATGGCAAGGGTTTGCAGTAAATTACCCACTTCCTCCGTGTATACAGGGTGAAAGTGGGTAATTAGGGGTTCACTTCCCCATCACTACCACATGCCCCCACTTAATTCCCCACTTCACGTAAAGATTGGATAGTCACAATTTCCCCGTTCTGGATAATCAGGCCATCATCGATCAGCTTCTGCAGCCATCGAGTGAAATGCTTGGTATCAATGCCGGTTGCTTTCAGGTCATCACGGAGAATTGCCCGGGTGCAGGACTCACCTTGCGCCGTTCGGCTTCGTATCGCCTGCCATAAAGCCATGTGATTTCCTGAGAGCTTTGAAACGCCAATCAGGTCAGGATCTATCTCTTTGGCCTCTCGTGGTTCATCCCTGACGACCAGAGAACAAATCAGCTCGCCATCTTCGTCGGTATAAAGCTCAGCGGTTCGCAGGTCATAGGCCTTGCGTTCTGGCTCTTCTGAGTCCTTCATCTTGGTGCAGGCCAGAATAAGCGCTTTCCCCTCCCCCTCACGCTTAACGTTAAATTCAGCATCCAGGGCGGCACGGAACGAACTGGAACCGCGGGCACCTTTTGCCTCATCCTTGCCGGAGTGATGGACCACCAGCACCGTTGCGCCTGTTTTCTGTTTGATGGTGTCGCATCCCTCGATAAACGCACCCATATCACGGGCGTCGTTCTCATCGTTACCACCAAAGCAGCGGGCCAGCGTATCGATCACCACCAGGCGAACCGGTACACCACACTCAGCCTCAATCTGTCGCGCGGCCAGAAGCACTTCGGATACTTCGGACTCACGTACCGGGAATACCGGACGATTAACCAGCCAGAGGTTATCCGCCTTCCGGCAGTTCACTTGCTCCCATGCCCTGATCCTACGGGGAACGCCCACACCACCCTCGCCAACCACGTACAGCACGGCACCGGGGGTAACCCGCTTACCAGCCCACTCGATGCCGCTGGCAATGTGGCAGGCCCACGATACCGCCAGGAAGCTCTTATACGAGCCGCTGGGGCCGTAAATGCTGCAGAGCGATTGCGCCGGCAGGAAGTGTTTAAGCACATAGTCCTGACGAACATCGAACCCCTCAGAGCCGCGGGACAGCGGGAGCTTAGTGCGCTTTGTGCCTAAGGCAGAATCAGGAAAAACGCGCTGAATGCGTTGAATGTCCGACAGCAAAGCATTCATCTCATCTTCACCGACTTCCTCAGCCAGAACGGAGCGCCGGGCAGTGATCATGCGTTTTTTATCAGTATCGAGATAACCAGCCTCGCAAAGTGACTCATAGGTCATGCCGTAAAGATGGTTAAGACGGGCCACCAGCTTGCCATACCGGGTCGTCGGGTCTTTGTGCTGGTGGATGGCTTTATCCAGCTCGCTACGGCTGTATGGCTTACCATGCGCCCACAGATACGAGCAAGCAAACAGGGCATCAGACACCGTTTCTACAGCTGTTAATTGCACGCTCACTTTGGAATCCCTCCGCTCATTTGGAACTTGCCAAGCAGCGGATGGAACCAGTAAGCGGATCCGTGCTTACGCTTCGCCGAGCGCAGTACCAGCCTGGCCGCCTCCCTGAACTTCCCATCATTGGCAATAAAGCCGCCGGACTTCTGCTTAATCAGAAGGACGCCAGTATTGTGCGCCAGTTCTTCGGCCTTCTTGGTAGAGATCCCAAACTCTGCCGCAAGGGTACTTACCGGCGCCATGCCCGGAGGAATATCACCGCCCTGGGTATCGGCCAGCGCTTTGAGCTGGCTCTCAAGCTCATCAATGCGAGACGACAGCAGGCCAACCAGATTAGACAGTTCATTGAATTTGACGTTACTGATCATCGCCGCCCCTCCCCGCATCCGCTTCTTCAAAACGAGTGATGGAAAAAATGCCATCAACCCACAAATAAACTTCCTGGCGTTCCTGCTCATCGGTAATTTGTGGTATGACCTCAGTCAATATGTGCCTCAAACCAGTTTGAACACGCAGAAGGCGGGTACGCGATATGTTTTCCGGAGTAGCAGGTACTGGCGCAGAGGTTGAGCCAATCAGGGCATGAACACGCTGCTGATCTGCATAGTAGGCATCCAAATCGATAACTTTAAGCATGGTCACAGCCCCCCTCATACGCTTCTTTGATTTGACGGAGGCGGTACAAAACTTTGCAGAGCAGATCGAAAGACATTTCATGTTCTTCTTCCGCGCCGCCATGCAGTTCAGCAGATGCGGCCAAAAGGCTGACCGCCTTACGCAGTTCATCTTCGAGACTAAGATCTTTGAACTTAAGCATGGCGCACCTCCATTGCCACAGCTTCATTGCTGTAAGGATCGCTACCCAGAATGCTCCATAGGGTTCGATTCTCAGGATCCATAAACGACACTGAGAGCGGGCTTTCGGTTCGTATTTTGGCGGCAAAGGTCAAGTCCCAGCCGCAGAACGCTGCACGGGCGGTATCTTCATTGTCTGCAACGGTGCGCAGAACTATCGGGAGACAAGAATGACCTCGCGGCGTGCCAAGGAATAGCCATGTAAATTTGGGGTGAGTTTGGGTATGCTGTATTCCAGCCATAGTCGTTACTCCAGTTAACGGTTAGGTTAGAAGCCCGGTTAGTGTTGACGCACTCCCGGGCTTCGCACTTTCAAGGTGTATTTCACCTCCTCTTTCAAACTAGCCCAAAGTGAAATACACCTCAAGCCTTTTCTTCTCACTTTTTTTGCGTATACTGAAATACACCCAACATAAGGAGTTTCAGAAATGGCTACTGGTGCGAAGAATGCAAAATCGCAAATGACCACTGTAAGAATCCCCCATGAAGTAATGGAGGATATAGAGCAACTACGGTACGTTGGTGAAAGTACCGCTGGATTTCTTGTTACAGCCGCAAAAGGCGAGATCAAACGCCGACAGCGCAAAAAAGCTAAAGAAAGTGATAAGAGCTGAAATCTAATAGCCGAGTAACGGTAGAAGTAAAACCTCACTCGGTACTTCCCTAAGGTTCAATGAACAAATGGTGTACTTAGCTCTGCTTTGAGTTTAGGTATATGTAAATTATTAGCGTTAATCATATTTTACAGGATATTTATATGACAGACTTAGATAATGTGAGAAAACAATTACAAAAAGAATTTGAGGATAAAGACTCAACATATTCAGGAAATTATGGTGAACAAGTCGCAATACTCCACTTGGAAGCGACTAAACAGCCGTTCATTCACGTTCATCAAGAAAAATGGTCAAAACCGCTTAACATGGATGCATTGGGTGCTAAACGTCCAGACTTCTACCTCCTTCCGTTCGATAACGAAATAAATATGATCGATGCTAAGTATCATACATTAGGTGAGGAACTTGAATTCACTCTTCACGAGAGCGAACTTCATGAATACCTCCATTTATTCGAGTACGTTGAAAAGGAATTTAAAAAGGATTTTGATAAAATCAATCTTGATTTTTTTATAATTCCAAAGGAATATGGCGGCTTAGCTTACGCAAAAATCTCATTAAGAGAAATAATCAACCACAAAGTAACTGAAAAGTTACATTGTCCAAAAGAGTTCGGGGAAATTTACATAACATTTTATCGCATCCCAGTTAAAGACAAATTAAATAAAATCTTCACTATTGATGAGAAATTCATACCGTAAAGTATGATGAGATTTATTTATTCCCAGCTATTTTAGCTGGGAATATTAAATTATACTCGGTTCATTATTTTGCGCACCACTTACCACTAATCCACATCTGCACTTCAGACAGCCGATATGCAACAGCTGAAGGTCCAATTTTAATACGTCTAGGAAATTTTCCTTCCTGTTCCATACGCCAGCGTGTTGAGTTAGACAACGTAGTCATCGCACGGCATTCAGGTTCGCGAATCATTCGGTCAAGCTCAGGAATGTACTGGAGATCTTCTTTTTTCACAACGGACAACATAGCCATATCAGGCACTCCTTTTCTTAATCACCTTAACTGTATTTTCTTCACCCACCAGCCCATCAAGGTAATCAACCCATCGGTCCAGCGCTTCTTGCTTTTGAGAAATATACTTGCTGCGGTTATAGATACCGGCCACTCCTTTTATTGTGTGGCCCAGCAACTGCTCTACGACAATAAAATCAACGCCCATCTCATTAAGACTTGTAGAAAACGTGCGTCTCAAATCATGTAGTGACCAACGTTTTTCATGTTTCAGGGAGGTAAAGTTTGTACACCCCATTGTGCTGACGGTTGAATCAGATTTCAGTTCGCCAAGTATGCAACTGCGCCTTTTCGTCTCTTCGTGCAGGTTTACAAACCACTGACGCATTTTTTGAGGAACGGGACGAATAATCTCTTCACCGTTTTTACTGTGCTCTTTCGGCACCGTCCAAAGCCATTTATCGAAGTCCCATTCATCCCACCTGGATAGGCGAACCTCACTGAGTCGGCATCCAAACACAAGACACAAAATCGCCATCCGTTTTTTGTAATTCATTACGCGGGTTTTACCCTTACCATGAAAGTAAACACCCCACAGGTCAGCAACATAGCTTTCCTCAAGCAGCCGCTCTCTCTTGTTCTGATACTTACCGATATCGCCAGGACTCAAATCATCCAGCACATTACACCGCACATACTGACGTACCCGGCAGTATTTGAAGATCTGTTTAAGCTCGATAAGCATCGCTGCAGATTGAACCGGTGCTACTTTCTTTACCCGATCAAAGCATTTTATCCAGTCAGACAGTCCACATTTTTCGACAGGAAACCCACCGATGTAGGGAAAGATGTATCTCTCATAACGGCGATAGAGGCGCACCGTCTCTTTGCGTTTTTCCCTGGCATAGTTATCAAACCAGTAATCGATAGCGTTCTTAACAGTCACAGGCGTGAACAGGCTCTCTTTGGTGAGTTTGTTCTCTATCCGTGGATCAAGACCCTGTGACAGCCATCCCCTGCACTCGTCCCTTTTCTCCCTGGCCTGTTTGAGTGTCATATCTGGATACTTGCCTAACGTCATCCAGACAGGGGAACTCTGTCGGCCAGAATGTCTGAAGAAATAAACAAAGCTTACAGTGCCACTCATGCTGACTCTGACAGACAGTCCCCGACCATCGGCCACCATCTTTTGACGCCGCTGGGGTTTACCATGTAAGGCTTTTAACGCCTTGTCGCTTAACTTGTTCTCGCCAGCCATAAAACCTCATTCTGCAATACACATTGCAATACACACTCAGCTGCAACGCCGAAAAACAGTAGAAAAGCAATGCAAACAACATTTCTTTCTTCTCCATAATTAACAAGTAGTTAATGAATGAATCCGGTTCTTCATGCGTCCCCATGAGGTAGTGTGATGGATAATGGATCATCATCATCGTGTTTTCCGGCATGATGACCGGGTTACCCACCATGGCAATGACCGACGCCATAGACGCAGCAAGTCCATCGATATGCACCGTGATCGCCGCGCCGTGGTGCTTCAGCGCATTAAAAATGGCGATGCCATCAAAAACATCGCCACCGGGCGAGTTAATGTGAAGATTGATGTGGCTGACTTCACCGAGTGCTTTCAGATCGCTGACAAACTGTTTCGCCGTTACCCCCCAATAACCAATCTCGTCATAGATAAAAATATCGGCATCCCCTGTGGTGCCGGCTTGCATACGAAACCAGCTATTTTTTACGCTGGCTTTCGGACGGCGGGCCGTCCTGTGGTTTAGCTTCGGCACTGGTGCCTCCTTTGTCGTTGGCGGGGTCGGTGTCATACACCAGTCCCAGTTCTTTGTTTTCGTCAATTTCAGCTTTTCGGCGGCTCTTAACTTCATCCGGGTTACGCCCGCTGGCGCGTACCCAATCAGATTCGGTAGCGGCGCCGCCCCGGATTTGCGTTTTCCAGGCATTGGCCTCTTTCACCGGGTCAATCCATGGCATAACCGGCCCTGAATAAACCGCGCTATAGAGGGAGTCCATATCAACGCCGCGAGGAACTTTAATCTCGCCGCTGGCAATCGCCATTTTCAGCCAGGCCCGGTACATGGGTCGGGTAACAGCGCCAATAAACCAGTCCTGCAGGATCAGATAGCCGTCCGTTGACTCCACCAGCTCCTGCCGCTGAGCGCTATAAGTGCCGTTATAATTCCGGGCCGTGCTGGAAAAGCTGAGCCGACTGCCAGCGGCAACAGCGCGTAGCTGGCCGTTTCGGAAGGTTTCAAGGTTGGGGTTTGGCCGGTCGGATTTAATCATCCCGATTTCTTCACCGGCCTGTAGCTCGTCGTACAACATGCCCGGTGTTATCTCCAGCTCTCTGTCACGCTCGCTTTTATCTTCTGTGTCGAAGCTCTGACCATCCCCCTTTTTGATGTACATCCCAAGGGCTGCCGCAATACGCGCCGCCGTCAGTTCAGAATCTTCATACTCTTTGAGAGCACTCAGACGCATTAACACCCCAGAGAGCAATGACGTGCCGCGGGTCTGGTGCAAACGACGGGTAAATTTGAGGTGCAGCATATTGGCCGCGTCAATTTCTTTCGTATCGAACTGCCGGCCAGCCACTGGCAGGCTTTTATAAACCTGATACGCTTTAGGCCGCCCCCAGTCATCAACCACGATGCCCTGATTCAGCTTTTTTGCGGCATCACTGGTCATTGGGACAAAATCAGGCTCCAGAGCTTCAAGCCAGAAAGGCACCCCGGCCACGGGAACCAGTCCTGTGGCGCTCCCCTGTACCAGTTGAGCAAAAACTTCCCCGTCGCGGAGCCAGGTCCTCAGCATCAGGCGTTCCAGCATGGGGCGGGTAAACTGCCCGGTAACCTCCGGCCTGACAGACCATTCTCCCCATTTCTTACGAATTTCCTTCGCCAGTTTCTTGGCAACCGTTCCGTTCGCCAGCTTTGGGTGAGGGTCAACAACAATCCCCTTTGATCCCACAACCCGCTCTTCAAGCTTATCGAAGATGCCAATCACCAGGTCATGGTTGTTATCGAGAAAACGGGCCTGCTCCCGGAGCGACACGGACCCCATCTGGCTTAGCTGGTCAGCCGTCCTGTTTTCCCGGCGCGCTTTATGTGTTCGGGTAGGTGTTACCGCTTCATAGGCCTGAATCATGGCCCTGGCGCGCAGCCGGGCTGCTTTCCAGCCCGGTGAAAAGGCGCCGATTACGTTATCCAGAATTGTCATTTAAACCTCGCCAGGCGGTAACCGGGCCGCCCCTGCTTTTTCTGATTCAGTGAAGAGAGGCGCCGCTCCCATTCCTGCCGCCCTTTTCGAATCTCGGAGAGGTTTTCCATCGTCATTTCCTGACCGTTAAACCGGATTGATTTTCCGTCCAGGACGGCCATTTCCGCCTGACTGTAGCGCTGGATCATGGCTTCAATATCGCTTTGGTTCATACCCAGCCTCCTGAGGTTTTCCATGGGTTAGTTTGTTCAGTTTTGTCGCGCTTGCGCCGTTCTTTTTTACTGGCTGGCTTAGCGATCGTTGCCGGGAGCGGCGGAGCAGCATCTTCTCCAGGTAAGGATTCAATCCATGTGTTCCGCTGCGCCCATTCAGGGGCATCCGGCCATTTAATTTTTTCGTAGCCGTGCAGGATCACCAGAGCATCCGCGTAAACCAGCAGGTCGAACGCTTCGTTCGCGCCCCGCCCGGGCTTGCTCCACTTACCGTCAACCGCCCGCTCCTCATAGGTCAGTTCTTCATAGAACCAGCTTCCCAGCCATGACGGGAAATGCACATAGCCAGGGCCAGGCGAATCACGCCAGAGCGCATTGTTCACACGGTCTTTCAGGGCATTGGTCTGCAGGAGGTAGAGAGGAACGTCACCGGCAGCCAGCGCACGGCGTCCGGTTCGGTTAGTGTTATCAGGCATCGTGCGTTTAATGAGTTGAGCGCGGGTGGTACTGTCGCCTTTGAAGAGGTAGACCTTTTTACCCAGTCCATCCCGGCGGCATTTCCGCCAGAATTTATAGGCGTTATCGGTCACCCCATCTTCGCCGCCGGAATCGACACCCATCGCCATTAACCGCATGCCCTTTGTCGGGTCGGAGGCCAGTGGCCACGTTTTATTGAAAACGTCGGTCAGCAGTAGATCCCAGTCCTCGGGGTAACTTGCCGGATCAATTTGCAGGCTTTCACCATTACCATCGCAGCGTAGCGACTGCTTTATGTTGTACCTGTCCACCAGCCAGCGCTCCCCCATGGCTCCATAACCGGTAATCTGGACCACAAACCGGCGGTTTCGCCCGGCCTGAACGTCCACTGTCGCGGTCAGGAAGCAGACACCATCGGGAACGCTTCGCTTAGGGACATCTTCAGCGCGCTGTTCCAGCAGTTCGCTTTTCCGTTGCTCCATGCTGGATCGCGGGAGGTATGGCCGGCCAAAGTCGGTGTTTACCACTGTTTTTAACGTTTCTTCGCTGCGCGTGGCCTCGTACTCCTGCTCAGCGGTAAGAAACTTGTAAATCAACTGCGCCCAGGTCTGGTAAGCGGCTGCCGGCCCCTCCATCCAGAAGGAAGCAATACGGGACCGCCGCCCCTCCCCCGATATGCCTCCATCAGCATCAATACGTTGCCCGTCGCGGAGCCACACGCATTTCATGTTCAGGGAACGCTTCATATCCGGTGTGATTTTGCCTTTACAGGCCGGGCACTGGAGCACGGCCGCCTCGCTGGCAGCAACAGGGTCGGCCACTTCACGGTAACCGGCCATGTTGTCCATTTCTGGCTGAAAATATTCCCCGCAATGTGGGCATGGCCAGTAAAGCCGGCGGCGATCACCGCGGTTGTATAACGAAAGGATCCCCGTGGTGGGAGGAGCTTCATGTGGCGAGCTTCGACGCCATTTCGTATCGCGCACGTCACGCCCTGGTGAGCTCTCCACCAACGTCATGCCCGACGACATGAAAGTAGTTGTTCGCTTGGAGGCCAACGAGAATGCATCACCTTCACCGTCAATATCTTCCGGGAAGCGGTCGTAATCAGTGAGCGCCACGCTTTTATAATCAGAGGACGACATGATATTGACCGACGGCCAGCCCAGCTTCAGGTAGTTCCCGGCGCGGAATGTGCGGTCATATACGTTGTTATCGTTTCTTCGCGGGCTTAACCGTGTTTTCACTTCCGGGCTACTGCGGAACGTGCGGTCCAGGCGCTTCTTCGAATGCTCCCTGGCCTTTTCTTCTGAAACCTGAATTACCAGCATATCTGCCGGGTCGCACACAATGTTGTAGACGATCCAGCCATCAATCAGGCCAATCGTTTTACCCGTTCGCGCCGGGCCAACAAAGACCACGGCATCATATTCACGCGACGCCAGGCAGTTCATCGGCTCAATGACATAGGGCGCCAGATCAGGATCCCATGGAACGGAGTTACCTGCCCCCATGGGGACACGCATATAAGCACTGACCGCATCGGCAACTTCCATTCTGCGCGGCGCGCGAAGGATGCCGGAAACGTCGCGGCGGATACCACTTGCTGATGCCCGCTTAGCCATCAGTCCTCCTCTGTTTCGGCCTCCTCTTCTTTTGCATCCAGGACTTTTTGAGCCAGCTGGTCACGTAAATCATCAATCACGCTCTGGACGCGAGAAACCGCCACCGGCGGCAGAGCGCAGTCGCGTTCAAGAATATCGGGAAGGGTTTCGAGCACCATAACGACGGCTTTTGCCATCAGTGAAAACTCTCTGGCGACCTCATCCGCGGGGATAAGCTGGCCGGTATCTTGCTCGAATTTGAGCCTTTCGTTTTCGGCCTTCCAGTGAGCCAGGCGATCGGACGGCGGCATATCTTCCAGGTTGGTTGATACCGTCGGGATCATCAGTTCGGTCAGAATATCCGTGATGAGGTAGAGCTTTAATTTGCTGTTACTGCCCGCCGCGGGCTCTACATTTTTAAGCCGGGCGGCGACCGTCTGGCGGTGAACATCGGTAATGGCCGCCAGTTGGTTGATATTGAGTTTGAGAGAGGCAATTTCCTGGCCCATGATGGTGAACACTTTTTAAACGATTCGACATCTTTGAAAAACGGCCCTCATAAAAAACAAGAACCTACCCACATGATGATGATGCCCATGGATCCGAAAAACTAGCCGATTCCCGCGAGCAAGCCGCCCCGTGGCAGGCTACCCCACCGGGAGGACCCGTCAATGATATTGATTATCACTACCATCAATTAAAGACCATCTCGTGTGCCATGCATGAAAAGCCACCAGCGGATGCCAGTGGCTTTATTTCAAGTCAGAGCATTTATTATGATTGCCATTATGGTTGTTATTATTATTGTTATTCCCGTTATTATTATTGTTGTTGTAGTTATTATTGTAATTATTGTTGTAATCATTGTTATAGTGATTGTTGTAGTTATTGTTATAATGATTATTATAATTATTGTTATAGAAGTTATTATAATAATTATTAAAATAACTGTTATTACCTGAAATATGTGGCCTGTTATTAGTTGCACTCATAGTAACACTATTATCACTTCCTGCTTCACCCTGATTTCTTTGACCACCACCTGATTTACCATCATTGTCATTAGGTGATCCCCCTGTAAAATACGCACCATTACTATCTACATAAAAACCCCTAAAGGTTTTAAGTAAACTTAACGTATTTTCAATTGAATATTCAGATTCATACTTGACTGAATCCAAAGGGATTATTGAAGAGTCATTCTCCGCACACACAAAAAACGATGAGAATATAAAAGTTGCAGCAAGCCCCCCTTTTAATAACCGGGAAAGTATTTTTTTTAAATTGGTTACGGTATCTATCTGAAACATTATCACTCCAATTTCGGTTTTATGTTATTTAATGGCTACACTTGTTGCTGATTTATTCCATAGCACCTATTTCCTAAAGACCAATTTGCATCAGATGCCGTCTGATTATTTATCTGATGCCAGCGCCTACAGCCAGTCGGGCTACAACAACATATTCATTTCAGGCACTGCTGCCGGATGTATTCTTGCAGCCCTGCTATTTGCTTGTTGCTGGTTTCGATTCGTTCCCTGAGACGGAAATAATCCCGTTCAGCGGCGTCAGTAAGTCCGGGGCCGGTTGCATCATCCACGCCGGTGGTGCTGGTGGAGGAACGCACTGGCTGGCAGGTGGCGTTGAGGCGCAGCCGCTTATCACCAGCAGCAACGTCAAGCTGCAACTGCTCAATAGTCTGTTTGGCATCGGCCAGTTCCTGAGTGTATTTCGAGTCCAGAGCGGCCACATCGCGCTGGCGGGTCTGCATTTCGTTGATCGTTTGCTGGCGCCGCGTTGCCAGTAGCTCCGCATGATCAGCACGCTTTTGCTCTGCCAGATACTTGCTGTGGTAGTGATTTGCCGACCAGATAAGGCCACCAGCCAGGCAAGCCACCAAAAACGCCAGAATTAGCCAGAATGGATTTTTCACAGGTCTATCCCCCAACATGCCAGCTCAGATTCCTGGTCACGCCGTAGAACCTGTCCGTAGCAGTTGTTCGAACGGATATGACAATCGCGGCCGCCGTCATACGTCCAGCGTTTTATCTCTGCGCATGCTCCGTGCCTGTCACCCGCATTGAGCTTTCGCCAGAACGTGGACGGCAGACATTTACCGGGGCCGATGTTCCAGGGGCAGAAAGAAGCGATGCCGACCTTTTGAGGCTCGGTCAGGGATACGCGAACATTTTTCTCCACCCATGCTAAAGCCTTTGACTGCTCTGCTTTGTCGATTTTGTCGCACTGTTGGCGCGTCAGCTGCATACCCTTAACAACGGGCTTGCCGTCAACGCGTGTCACACCGCCGCAAATCGTCCACACGCCACCAGCATCAGCGTAAGCAATCGGGCTGGTTCCCTCTTTTTCATCCTGAAACTGACTCATGAGCACAGGCGCAGATGCGCCGGCCAGCAGCAGTCCCAGCATCAGGGCACTGAGCTTACTTTTAGTTGAAGCCATGATTAGTTGTCCTGGGGCGGAGGTGTTACATAGCCGCGCGCCAGCGCGTTCTCATAGGCCTTTGTCTGGCGACGTTTGAAATAAAAGTTAACGAAAAAAGTCAGCAAGCCAATAACGAAGCCGCCAACAACTGCAACAAGGTTCCAGTCAAGGTCATGCATCCATTTAGCTATGCCACCCCAACAAATGAGGCTGCCGGATGTACAGTACCCCGCTATCGATGCGATTTTGTCAGGCATAGTTCTGTGCATTCCACACCTCCGTGTTCGGGGTGCTGTGTGAGGGAAACAAAAAAGGCCGCCCGATGGCAGCCCTTTAATGAAAAAAACCCGCACAAGGCGGGTTGAGTTTGCATTCGGCTGAGCACTGGAGCTTGCGGTCGACAGGGCTGATAAGTGCGATATCAGTTAAAACCCAGTGCTCATGCGGATGTAGATATTTTTGTGACGCAAGAACAGCAATAAATTCACGGGCCAACCAGGAAGTCACCCGCGTTATATCTATGTTCTGACTGTGAAGTCACTTTTGAGAAAATTTTGTAATACACTAACCCTGTGCCAATCAGACAGCAGCAGAATAAGAATACAATCAGCCAAATTCTCATAGTGACACGCTTCCCATCTATGATGGAGCTAATAATAACCATCTGTTTTTTAAATGTAGTCTAAAGACTGAGTAGCTTTCCAGTCACTCCAGGCAACCCCTTCATCGCAGACTGGAAAGCTTTGTTGGTCCGCCACCGGGGCCTCGAATCTCGTACTACAACACCGTGGTTGTCGTTCTTCCCAGTGAGCTAGTGGCGGTTGGTGCCCCTTGCTGGGCTTGAACCAGCGACCTGGCGATTATGAGTCACTCACTCTAGCCGCTAAACTAAAGGACCTACCCGTGAAGCTTAAGGAGAACATTTTACCTTGTAAACTATATGGGTATTTCTGAATATTACTGAAGCGTGAGACGCCCCCACCACTCAAACGACCCACGCCAGTGGTTGATTTATGCAGCAGCGCTCCCCTCAGAGGTGGAATATAGATTATGCTGCATAAAAAACCGCACGTAGGCAGCCCTTAAATGAAAAATACCGCACTGATGGCGAGTTAAGTTTGTATTCGGCTGAGCACTGGAATTTGCGCTCGAAAAGGCTGATAAGTGTAATATCAATTTAAAATCCAGTGCTCATGCGGATGCATCTAAGCGAATTACAGTGATTAACTAATTAACAATAAAAGGGGCGTCTTTTTCAAAAGAGAGAATCACATCATAGTAAATTGCAAGCCCACAAAGGAATGATGCTATGAGTAAAATCATGATCAATAAATTCCGCATTAACACTCATCTTACGTAAAACTCGTAGGCGTTAAATTCCATACTCTTCTGGCATTTCACGCTATGAAATGCAGCGAAATATAGCCCCGCAGCACCGGCAAGGCAAAAACACACTAAAACCACAGTAAGCCAATTGGTCATGTTCAAACTCTTTCAAACCGTAATGCGCAAATTCTAGGCAATAAGATGTAAATAAAAGATAAATGTAAGGCGCTTTCCAGTCGCTCCGGGAAATCCCTTCATCGCAGACTGAAAAGCTTTGTTGGAGCGACCGGTGGGAATCGAACCCACATCATCAGCTTGGAAGGCTGAGGTAATAGCCATTATACAATGGACGCAAACTGCGAGCCAGGCTTCGCGCTGGCTGCGTAGCTTTTCAGTCCTTCGCGCCCGGACTATAGCGTCAGTAGGAATGCTTTCAGCAGGTCTACACTTGCTCTTACTGCTACCTCAAACACATTAATGAGTATAGCAGGATATATTTGGTCCGCCACCGGGGACTCGAACCCCGAACTACAACATCGAGGTTGTCGCTCTTCCCTGTGAGCTAGTGGCGGTTAGTGGTCCTTGTAGGTTTTGAAACAACAACCGGCGATTATGAGTCATGAGCTCCAACCGCTGAGCTAAAGAACCTAGCCACGAAGCTTAAGGCGATCATTTACCCATGTAAACTATGATGATATTTCTGAATATTACCAATGAGAGGTAGCAAAAAAGGCCGCCCTATGGCGACCAACGTTTTACCTCCTCAACAGTCTGGTTGAAGCGTTCCTCTTCAAGCTCAACACCGATTCCCCGACGCCCTAATTCGATTGCCGCTTTGATTGTGGATCCGGAGCCCATAAAGAAATCGGCTACCACGTCACCCGGCCTGCTGCTGGCGCTGATAATTTGCTTCAGCATGTCGGCTGGCTTCTCACATGGGTGCTTACCCGGATAAAACTGGACGGGCTTATGTGTCCAAACGTCTGTGTAAGGAACGGCAGATGTAACAGCAAACGGGCGGCGTAGCGTCTTGAATTCTTCCAGAAGCTCTGAATATTTTCGGTTCAGCGATTGCCATGTGGCCACCAACTGATGGTGAGGCTTGTCCAGCTCGAGGCGCTGATGCTTCTCAATTGCAAGCTGCGTAAACAGTTCCTGCAATTTCAGGTAATCGGCCTCGTTTGGTAGTTGCCACTGGCTGGCACCGAACCAGTGCGAAACCATGTTTTTCTTTCCCGTGGCGTCTGCTATCTGCTTCGACGTAACGCCCAGCGACGAACGCGCATTACGGAAATAATCAATCAGCGGCGTCATAATGTGCTGCTTGGCGCTGTCACATTCTTTCGCGTAACCGTCGGGTTTATACGGCCCAGGGTAATGCTCTGCGAAGAGAATGCGCTCGGTCGCCGGGAAGTAAGCCCGCAGGCTTTCTTTGTTGCATCCATTCCAGCGACCGGACGGTTTCGCCCATATGATATGATTCAGGATGTTGAAGCGGTTGCGCATCAGCAGCTCAATATCTGCCGCCAGGCGGTGACCACTAAAAAGGTAAATGCTGCCGTTTGGCTTCAACACCCGCCAGAACTCGGCCAGGCATTTATCCAGCCAGGCCAGATAATCGGCATCGCCCCGCCACTGGTTATCCCACCCCTCAGGCTTTACCCGGAAATAAGGGGGATCAGTACATATAAGGTCGATGGAATTATCAGGCGTTTGGGAAAGGACGTGCAGGCAATCGGCGTTGAATAACTCAACACTGTTTATTTTTACAGTATTTTTCATAGATCAGTAAGCGGCTCTCTGGTAGGCTCACTTTGCTTTAGCGCTAAAGCGGTGGGCCCTGGTTCGCTTGTGACCTTCTTACATGAGCGAATGGCTGGCCGGGTGCGTCAACACCCACCAGCCGCCCATTTCCACAGCAGGGCCTCCATTATTGGAGGCGTTTATAACATCCGAACTGATAATCTGATAAACCCGCCATCACAAGCTGCGTCAGTATTAACTGGCAGCGTTCGTGCGTCAGGCGCGTACTCTGTGCAATTTCCCCAACGGTCGCCGGGTTCTGGCTTAACGCATTAAAAACAGCCTTTGCCGTTTCTGTCATATCCTGCTGATTTAGCATGTCTTTTACCTCAATGTTTGGCATGACACACAGATAACTCTGGTTCGATATCACAGCAAGCTGAAAGTTAGATATACGGCCTGAAAGGTTGATTTTCCGCCTATACGAAACAATTTCGGCGTTGTGGCGCTTCAAAATAAAAAACCCGCCGGAGCGGGTTTAGTAACGTTGGATATACAAAGCCCATCGTTAATATGAAATCTAGCCAAAAACGGCAAACTTTGCAAGCATTATGCTGTTATAAACGTGATTTATAGCTAACTTTGCATTCTCGTTACTTTTTTTAATTGGTTGTCGGTATAGCTTTCCTCTTCAAAACATTTCGTCACCAAGCTTTCATAGAATGGTTTCCAGCTATAGCGCCACGTTCGATCTGGCAGGCTGGGGAGCATGGAAAATATACCGCGATAAGCGACTGAGGATTTTGGCCGGCTATAACCCCGACCTTCGCAGCGATTACACTGCTTGTAGACTGGCGTGCCCTGAAACTCAGTGGCTTTTTTATCCAGCGTTTGGCCCGTACCACCACACCTGCAACGCTTACTTATTTTTCCCGTACCTCTGCACTTTTCACAGAGGCATTGATCGACTTCGGTTACAGCTCGTGAAACCTCGAAATCTGATGGTGACTGACGCAAATCTTTAGCCCACTGAGGAAGTCGCATTGTGTAATGACTTTTCATCACGACATTTTTTTTTGCAATAACCCCCCTTCCTTTACATCCAGGGCAGTCACTGTAGTCAGCAGCCGAGGACGCATAATCGCTGTAGGCGTACTTAGCTATAACCTGCATGCAAAGGAGGAATTTTTTCCCAGCGGCTTTTCTTACCGACAGCGGGGCTTTTTCTTTGGCATAAGCGGCTAACCAGCCTATTGCCGCCCCCCTATCCTGGCTACTGATGCCAGCTTTTCCAAGATACATCGCAAGACCAATACCGGCCTCTGCCTGGGTCATTCCCAGCGCGGCCATTACATCCGTTACTGTAAGTTGCTCGCTTGCCGTAGCTCTGCCAGAGTCGGAAATATGCATGCCTTTAGGTGCAAAAAATTTAGGGATAGATTCAAGATTCATGCGTTCTCTCCAGGTTACGCCAGGACGCCGAGTGCAAAGGCTCGGTCCAAAGTGTTTTTGAGCATGACCAACTGAGAACCGTGCTTACGCTCGAATTCCCTTTGGTCTCGGTGAAGTTCGTCATGGCATTTCCGACACAGCGGAATAGCAAAACTGTCGTGCGATTTTGTACCCATCCCTCCCTGTCCATGCCCGATGAGGTGATGGGGATCATCCGCAGAAGAGCCACAGCCCTGGCACGGTTGGGCCTTAACCCATTGCAGATAACCTGGATCTTCCCAGCGAATTCGTTTTGGTCTGGAAAAAAACGTTTGGGGAGACTCAGGATCTACCACCAGCGCCACCACGGGCTTTCCTCTGACTTGCTCCTGCTCCTTCTGTTGCTGGAAATATGCAGTTCTCTTCGCCAGTTCGCTGGTGGCCTGTACAGATGGTTCAAGATCGGTTTCACGATAAACAGAGAGGATGGGGTCAGGCTTGAAGTTGAGCGCGCGCCGGGCCATGGTCTCCCCTATCGCTTCGGAAACGCCCATATAAACAGCCCACCAGCAAAGCTCCGCCAGTGAAAGCTCTCTGTCACTATTGAATCCGAGCTTTGAAAGAACCGCATCGATCACCCAGGCTTTCACGTTCTGCAACGCTATTGCTTCCAGTTGCTCTGTACTCTGATCCCGTAGTTTGTTATCACACGACCAGCAAAGAAGCATGGCGCCGGGGCTATGCCGCATTGTTACCTTTTCATTATGGTGATAATCCGTGTGTGGCCACTGGCAATGATGGACGCTGCGAAATAGCCATGACTCGAGCGAAGTCATGCCACCAGCAGCCTGAATCACTCGCTCATCAGAAAAAAAGGTATCGAGGGCTGTATCTTCAATCAATGGCTGCCGCGCATCCGGTATCTTTCCCGAGGGAAGGTGTGCCATCGCCTTTGGGGGCATTTCGATAAGCACCCTGCCATAACCAAAAAGCTGCATCAGTTCCCGGCCCGGCTTGAGCAAGACCACGCCCATATTATGTGCAATCTCCACGGTCAGAATAGCGCGCATGGTTCGGCCTCCCGGATAATGATTTTGCCGGTTATTCCCCATATTTTTGACACGCGCCCATCCCAGATATGGCTATCCTCGCCAAACAAGGCATCAAGTAACGCTTTCTCAAGATTGTCTTTGTCTGGTCGCGACTGGTGTGGCTTGCCGTCATACTCCGCCTGTTTCTTTTTGCTCCAGCTCGGCGGCATTGGAAGAACGAAAATAACGTGGTAACCACACTCAGGCAGCTCTATTCGGTTCAGGCGCACTTCATCGCAAAACGCCCGGTACCGTAAAACCTCAGGCCGTTTCTTCCACTTATCAGCGCGTGTCATTCTCGGTTTGCCCATAGGGGTTATGCTGTAGGCTTTCATCACTGCCTCCAGCACGGCTGTTGGTAGGTCCGGTCGATTCGCGGCGGTGTTTTACCTTCAGGAAGGAGCGCGCTGACAATCCAACTGGTGTAATCCGGAGCAAGGCTCTTTTCCGTAACGACTCCATTGGCCTTGTATCGCGTCACTAACTCTTCGGCTTGCGCTGCGGTCAGGTTGTCATGCTGGAACCAGCCCTTTTTCATAGCTGCGCTCCATGAAGTTTCAGGAACGCGGCTGCCCTCTCACGTGCGCCGGGCTGATCATCAATCATTTCCTGCAAGAGTTGCACAGCAAGAAGCGGTTCCTTATCTCCGGCAATCGCTATGCCGCGGGAAACGCCCCGGGTGATAGTGATAATGCCTTTTCGCTCGAGGGCTTTGAGGTGTTCCGCTGCAGCGTTTGGTGAGCTGACGCCGAGTAAGCCAGCAAGCTCGGTTGTGGAAGGTGGATAGCCATTTTTCTGTATGAAAAAAACCAGAAGATCGAATACTTCTTGTTGACGAGGCGTCAGGGTGTGGGTTGTTGCTGGACGTGTAAAATGCCCGGCTGAGCCATTATGGCTGTCGGGTTGATTTGTTTCAGGTTTCTTTGATGTGTTATGCGCCATGGTAGTCTCCGTGGCGCAGCAGGTGCAGGGTGTTCAGTCCTACGAGTGAAGTGTATCAAAGCAACTTGTGATTCGGTAGCCCGCTTTCTCAAGCATCTCTGTAAAAAGTGTCGGTGTGCCAATTATCTCGTTAGGCTGAAGGGGAACGAACGATACCTCATCACCACGCCTGTATAACAATGCTCTGCCGCCATCCGGGAATGAACTAAATCTAGCGACCACGGCATAATCCTCGCAACGAATAAGCGCGTAGCCTGTGTCCGGCAACTCTTCATTAATTTTTATCACTTCGTTCCCCTCTGGCAGTCCCCAAACGACGTATTTTTTACATCAGACCTTGCCTAGCTTCATGGTCTGCGGTCAGTCATTCTGGGTATTACGGAGGATAATTGCATCGCTCAAAAATTCCTCCCTAAATAAAGTACTGTATGAATGTACAGGTATTATTAACCTGTTTATTTAGGATTGCAATGAAAAAGGCTCCGAAGATCCTTAGGTTAGATTTATTGTTTTTCAGTAGGTTAAGATTTACTCACACACTTATGCTCACCTGCACATAACTGGAGAGGATTTCCCTAACAATAGCTCAGCATATGACGACACCTACCGCATAACCGCGGTGCGCCACCGGCTTAGTCTTCTCATGCTTCTCACCCAATGAGCCCAGTTGCGGAAGCATGATTAGGGTAAGCCATAGGTAAAATATTCAATGCTACTCACAATAAACAGTGACATGATTACTGATCTTGACCCGCTATCTCCAGACAGCTCTTTCTGTCAGTATTTTTCCGAATACGCAAAAACATTCAGATACTCGAACCACAGTTCGATAATGTTCACGAGATCTGGTTTAAGCCAAGCACGAGAGTTAAAGTACGTCATTAAGGGATAAGAGACTATGCTACTAATAAACATGCTAACGACAAAGTGGTGTTGGTTCACGTGCTTTTGAGCATCGCAACTTCGTTCTTAGCTACCCGGCAGATAACGTCTATCAGCTAACCTTAATCCAGCTTTGCTTGACCCTTTTCGTTAATATGATTTAAATTTTCCCTTATATGAGATATGGTTACAAGATTCCTTCTTATGAGAAAACACACATGGATCCATTACTTACTCAAATACTAATCAATGGCACTGGCGAAGCGGTAAAAGTCATGACAGAGAAATTGCTTTCTTCTAGATGGCTTAAAGGTACCGAGGAGTCCATGGGAATAGTTGAGCAATTAAATCAACCTGAGATCAGAACTAAATACATTGAGAAACATGTATCCAATGCGCTACGCATGAGAACGCTCCACCAGCGAGAACATGATATTTTACTTAATGAAATATACTTCCCTTTAACAGTAATAAATGCAGCAAATAGCGATGAGTTCATAGTTAATGACGAATGTATCTTATCTCACTCGCGAATCTTAAATATCATTGGCATTGCAGGTCAAGGTAAAAGCACTATCCTAAGAAAATTATTTCAAAACGAAATTAGACTCAATAATAGAATCCCTTTTTTTTTAGAGTTAAGAAGAATTGAAAATGGAACGATATTAGATTATTTTAAATCAACCCTTGAGTCCATGGGTGTTGATATAAATCGATCGAATAACCATGTCGAACTACTTCTACAATCCGGGAAAATTATTCTAATGCTTGACGGTTTCGATGAGGTGAAATCTCATGCAAGACTTGAAATACTTTCTCAAATAACAGAATTAAACATACGGTATAATTGCCCAGCAATTGTTACAAGTCGCCCAGAAACTGAAGTATGCAGAGAGACATCTATTAATAACTTGCTAGTTAAAGGGTTAGACGAGGAAAGCCAACTTGGCATATTAAAAGTATTATCAAATCAAAACGAATTCAAAGAATTATCTAGTATAATTAGAGACAACCCTCAGCTAAAAGAAACTCTCAAAACACCGATCTTGATAAATCTTTTATATGTATGCTACCCATACTGGGATGAACTCCCAAGTAACGTTGTTGAGTTTTATAACAAGTTATATGTCACGTTGTACCTTAAACATGATAGGATGAAATCTTGGGCTCGTGAACGAAAGTCAACACTTAATACCGATGATTCCTTATGGTGCTTCTCTGCCTTATGCTATTTTTCGATGAAAGATGAAATTTTTGAATTCGACACAATATCGCTTACAAAATATGCAAAAAAAGCCCTAAATGCCGCTAGCTTCGACATAAAAGAATGCGAAAATTTTGTAGATGATATAATCAACATTACCTGTTTAATTCAACAAGATGGTTTAGACAGATATGTATTCCTCCATAAATCAGTACAAGAGTACCATGCCGCTTATACAATAAGTAATCTCCCCAAAGAAATAAATAAACAATTTTACGATTCGATTACAGAAAACTTATCATCAAATGATAAATTCGATAACGTTTTGAATTTTCTACATTACATAGATAAAGATGCCTTTCAAAAAAATATTTCTATAGAGTATTTCGAAAAGCTAGGGCTGGCTGACATTGTAGATCTTGATCTAGATGATGTTTGTGATTTTATAATTAAAAAAATACAAAAATTAAACCTGTATGGTGTGAAAGATGAAAACGATCAAGTATCTTGGGAAATGATGGACGTCATATCTTCAGAGATTGGTCTTGATATATTGCCTCTTATGAGAGGAGGGCAACGTATTAATGATGACACCCTAGATATAACGATATTTGAGGCCGCCAATGAAGATTTTCATATTTCTGAACTTGAAAAATATGACTATGCTCATGTTGTTAATAAACACACAAATGAAGCTTACAAAACAAGATATACAATTACTCTTTCTAGCTTCATGATTGAAAACAACTTACTCTTAAGTGTTGCCGAGAAATTAAAAGAAATAACCTCTGAATATTATCACTGCGTTTACATCCCATTAATTGCAGAGAGGGAAAGAAAGACTCAGGCTTTATATAAAGAGTTTGAGATCAAGAGAGATATTTGAAGTTAATTACTTCCCTTAATTCCTAAGCAGGATAAGTTAATACTAACTAGTTCTGCTTTTGTTTTATTAAAAAACAAACTTTATTATAGAAGTTATTAACGCATGGCAATCATTACTGATCTATGTACACAACCTGAGGATATGGTGGGATAACTGAACATAGAAACCTAAATACTAAAAGCGGCGCTGAAATTAAAAAGGCCACCTAAGCAGCCTTATATACACTACCTGCCCTGCTTATTAGAGTAATTTATCCAACAAATCAGTGACACGTTGGTGTTGTGCAAACAAAAAATCTTGTAAGCTAAGCTGAAAATTGCTTGGAGTATGAAAGGTTGCGTGCCTTTGTAGCTCATCACAATAAAACTGCTGAAGTGCTTTTAGTTGGGAGATATTCATCATATCACTCCTTATTTCATGTTCACGGCCGAAAATAGAAAGCTCAGTTACAAAATTGGCTACACCATTAGGCCGTGTCCTTATTATAGCACACACACAAAAAATCTCCCGTTCTAATGCCTGTAATGAAAAAAATTACTGAACGTTCCAATGTGACTCCGGGGTTAAACATATAGACAGATAGAAGCTAGAAACATAACTTTCTCTTTTGACGTAATAGCTTTTGTTCCCGGGCTTCGATTTTTTTGCTCATTTGCCTGCACTCCCGAAAATCTTGTGAACCCGATAGCCCTGCCAGTTCTTCCTGCATACCTCAGCCATTGCCTGCCTGGCCCGCTGGTGGCGCGGCGCCGTTTTCCGGCGGCATACTTTGCTTTCCCAGCCCTGGGCAAGTCTCATTTCGGGAAATTCGGTGGTACCGCAGCGCTTGATGATTCCCTTACGCAAAAGGTGCATCAGGATGTTCCATGCTCCGGTGCTGTCGCGTTCCAGAACCTTAGCCAGCTGTCGTGCAGTGGCCCTTTTGTTCTCCTTGAGAAAGTTGATCACTTTCTGATGGTTTTCGCTGTTCATGTTTAATCCTTTGGTCATTGGTCAAAACTCGATTTATTCAAAGCAGCCCAGCCGCTTTTTTACGCTTATATTCCGCCATCATCTGTTGCGCTGGAGTTGGTCCCGATGGTCTTGCTGGGGCCGCCAGTTGCCGCCGAATGGGCGGTATCGAATAGCCAGCCCCCACCCGCTTTTCCCAGTGAGATAACTTCGCTGCTGCAAGCTTGTCCATTTCGGGCTGAGTCAACCGGCGCTCCACTCCTTCACGCCGCATTTCTACGCAAATGTGGTAGAGCACGGGATGCTTCCACGGGTACTGCCCAGATGTGCTGTACCGCCATGACTCGTTTTTCCATTTGCAATATTCATGCTTCACGTCTTCCACCGTCAGCCCAAAACTACCGCCACTTGCATCTGCGACCAGCGCAACAAACTCAGCAAAATCGGGTGGCCATGTGCTTCCAGCAGCACAGCGTTCGATGCAGACGTTACACACACGAGTTAATTCTTCAGCGCTCATCGCTCCAATCTGCTGCTCCCAGAGATCCGATGGACGATTGCCATTCTTCGCAATCCAGCGGTTGCTGTAGATTTTTGTCATGAGGTCCCACAGCCGCCATGCCGGAGTGTCCACCGTGGTGCTGTCGTTCCCGAATGTACTGCTCGCGGCCCTCGCGTAACTGCCGTTCTGCGATGGACTCCGCGTTTCCAGCTGGGTTTTGCCCATTGGTCACCTGCCTGTTTTTGGGGTTGTCCTGGCAACGCTGCAGCCAGGTTGTGATGAATTTCTTGATGCCGTTCGGCGTTTTGCGCTTCTTCGGGTTACTTTCGAGCCAGCCGCACATGTTCCGCAGCTCCTGAGGTACATCCACCGCCGGGTAAAGCTCCCTTCGGCTTTCGAGGTAATTCAGCGTTACGGCATGCGACAGACCGCCGATTAACGGCAGCGATATAAAAATTTCTTCAGGGGAAATTTCCGGGAGAGCACGGCGCTGATCACTTTCAGCGTCGGGCATATTGTTTTTAGGTTTTATATCTTTATCTGTATCTGGATCTTTATTAGTTGGGTTCCCGTTACCCTCCTGTTCCAACGGAGAATGAACGCCCGTTGAACGGTCGTTGCTTTGCCGTTCTGATTCCGTTCCTTTTTTGGCTTTTCTCGCCATAGCGGAGGCACGACCTGCAGCAGACTTCTGCTCGAGCGAATTGCGGACCCCCTCGAGATCACGTTCAATACGATCATGTTTCCATTCACTACCGTTATCGCTGAAAAACTCCTTCAACGAGCTTTCAACGGAAATCCAACGGTCGTTACTCAGCCGTGCAATTTTTGGCAGACGGCTCTTCGGTATCGCTCTCCCTGTTTGCCAGTAATTGAACATGAGCAGCAGGTATGCACCGTGCTCTTCTGTTGACAGATGCATGGTGTCCGCCAGGTAATCAGCAATGTAGAGTTGCATGTAAGGCAGCGCGGCCATGGTTACTCCTGATGCCCGAAAGAACCGGGCTTAATGGTCATTGGTCAAAACTCGATTAGAAAAACTGCGGCGTCACTGCGCCTATGCTGGCAAGCAACGGTCCTGCTACGTCTGAGGGCAACATGTTAAAAAGCGCAATAGCTGCCTCTCTGATCTCTTTCTCTAGCTTCTGCAGCGGCGCGCCTAACAATTTGGCCTGGTGCGCCTCACCGCACTCTTTAATCGCTCGGGCCACCAGCTCAGCCTCAGTCATTCCAGAACGCAGCCCGTGCTTTCTGGCAATTTCCAGGGGCATGGATTCACTGATCGCCACGGCAAGCTGCATTACGTAAGCGGTGTATTTGTCGGAGTTAGCTTCATTTTTCAGATAACGAAAAAGATTCTGTTTGTTGATCGTTATCCCCCTTCCCCCCAGTTTTTCCCATTGTTCCGCCACCAGCCGAGCAATCTTTTCCTGTGCCTGGCCCGGCAAAGTGAGTTCCCACTCATGCACTGCGTCACGGAGAGCACGATGTTTAATACCGTCACGGCGGTGGCCAACATTCTGATTTTGAGTTTTCAACGAAAACCGGGGTTGTTGGTTAGGATGTTTGTAGGTTGTGAATTGCATGTCAGTCCTCGCTTTGAGTTGATGCTTCAAGAGGGAAAACCGTATCAAGTGTGCAACTTGCTCCAAGGCAATTGAGCGTATCGACAATTGCTCTACATTCAGAAAGGCCCGGCTCGCGCAGGCTTGCCTCATAATTTGATAGCCGGGAACGCCCCCAGCCGAGAGCCTCCGCAAGCTGTGTTTGCGATATCCCTAACTTTTGGCGTTCCGAAGAAATGTTATTCACAGGTGTTCTCCCTAATTATTGACAGACCAATTTAGACACGAAACGTGTCTACAGTCAACCTCAAAACGTGATCAAACATGTGCCACAAAGCGTGGTAAAATTTCATTATGAAAACTATGTCCGAAATCATCGGCGAGAGACTAAAGACTCTTCGCGACAGCAAGAACTTAAGCCAAGCGCAACTTTCCAAGCTGTGCGGTTGGGCTACTGCTTCACGTGTCGGTAATTACGAACTGGGTGTGAGAAACATCGGGGTTGATGACGCGGTTATTTTGGCAAGAGTTTTAGACACAACGCCAAGTTACATCTTATTTGGGGATGAGGAGAATCGCGGGCAAGAGCTACCTGATAAACAAAGGAAAATTCTAAAACTTTTCTCGCAACTGCCTGAGTCAGAACAAGATAAGATGATTGATCTCTTCGAGGTTCGTTTGAAAGAGATTGATGAGTACGTTGAAAAGTATCTTAAAGGCCGCTTTAAACCAGCCTCCTAGCCCCGTCTCCTAAAAAACCAGCTTCCTGCTGGTTTTCTTTTATCCAAAACAAACACATTTCGTGTATTGACTACCAGACACAAGATGTGTCTATAATTATCCCATCAAATACACAGTCATCCAGGCAGGAAGCCCACGAAGTAGCTGCCGGCGGCATACGAAACACCGGATGAGATGACACATTGAAATGCGCAGCAGGCAGTACCGTTCCGCCAGCCTGGCGATAAGGGCAAAGAGAGAGGATTCATGGCTAAGAAACAATTCACCGTAGTCATTAGCGGCGATGGTGGTTATCGCACTTATCGCGTTATGGCGGAGGACTGGAAGGACGCAGACAGGATCGCAGATGGACAGCATCGCAGATTAAATCCTGACGATAAATCATCGGAGATTGGCGTGGCCGCAGTCATAAGAGGCTGGCCGGAGGTTTGGTAAGGGGAAAAGCATGATTGATTTCGCACGTAAACCAGCAGCACATCAGGCTACTCGCCTGAATGTTTTTGAAGTGATGCTTCGTAAACTCTGTTACATCCTGGCCCAGAAGGGCAACCCGGCTGCCGACCAACAGCCTGCAGTGCGTTAAACATCGAGTTTTGACCAATGGCCTGCACTGGCCGAGGAATATGATTATGGAATTTGGCATGAAGCGCGTGATGGCATCTGTTCACGCAATGGCGGCATTACAGCGCATCTCAAACGGATCGTTTGTGGCCCTGACCACACTTAGCAAAGAGGCGAATCTTTCCACCTCTTACCTCGAGCAGATTTTCAATAAGCTGCGCGTCGGAAAGCTCGTTGTTTCTCAACGAGGCCCAGGAGGCGGTTATGCGCCCCGCGCTGGTGATATTTCAGTTTCAGAAGTCATCCGGGCCGTCAGTAAGATCCCCAATAACGGCACCTTTAAACCCGTCCTGACCGCACTTGATGGTGTGTTGCTGTCTGAGCTGGCAAAGAGTCAATCAGCAGCCCCATAAAGCACAAAACCCGCGCAAGGCGGGTTAAGTACCCGGTCAGCCGACCAAAGCTTTCCGGAATCGAGTTTTGACCAATGACCACTACCCAAAAGCGGCAATCACTGGCTGCGGGTATCTTACATCCAAAAAAGAGGCCCCGATATGGAATTCTTTAATTTAATCAAAGCGACTCAAAAATCAGGCAAGCCTGATGCCATCCACTGGCAGACAGCAAAAACCGAAGCCCGCGCAAACCTGATGCTTGATGTGGCCCTGGAAGATGCCGGTATAGAAACCGGCCGCGGCCACGATTACAACAAGCCAGTCAGGACTGATTTCCCTGTTTTCGATGATCTTCCGAAGGAAGGCACTGTCGATTTCGATTGGTGCAAGCGTTACGAGCTGGCGGAAGACGGCAGAACCTGGCAGTTGATTCAAACAGCTGCAGTTGACGACGAAGAAGCGGAGGAGCTAAGCGACGCTATTGAAAGTTACAAAATGGGTCTCAGCGTCGAACTCGCTCATTTCTGGATCGGAGGCATGTTTACAGCAACGCCAGAAGAGCGAGCGGCCGCAATCAAGGCCCAAATGGATATGGACAATAACTATCTCCAGAATGTCATTCTGGCGGTTAACTCCGTTGAACCTCTAAAGCAGTGTCACAACCATATACGCCATACCCTCCTAGAGGCTATCAAGGTTATCTGGCCACTGGATGGAAAGACTCCTGAATTGTCTCACGTTCTGGCGTTCTCAAAAGAGTGGATCGAAGCCCTGAATGATAATTCAGCCGGCCGAGGTAACCACCGGGCTGACGTCATTGAAAAATGGAAGGCAAAGTCTGCACCACAGCCTGCTGCCGTCCATTCCGTTAAAAGCGAACCGGAGAACATGATCAGGACTGATGTCGGAACCAATGCGGGTGGACAGATAAAAACTGACCGCAACCCGGATCTGGCCCCTTCCCTGGATGTTCTTGATATTGAAATCGCAGCGGCCACCCTCCCCATGGATTTTAATATCTACGAATTTCCCGCAGGCGTCGTTCGCCGGGCGAAGGAAATCATCACCAATAAAGAAGAACCATGGAAAACATGGAGTGCCGTTCTTCGCAAATCACCAGGTATTCTGGATTTTTCCCGAGGCGCAATTTTTGCCCTGGTCCGTAACGCTCCGACGGAAGTGCTTCATTCCATCCCGGCGCTTACAAGTTATGTAGTTAAAAATCTGCTTGAGATTAAATTCATGCCAGATGACGGGAACCCAAATAGCGAAGAGCGCTGGAACGCTATTCAGCACTATTTCAAGGCCCCCGCAGCAGTGGGAGAAAGCGGTGAGAATGTTGATCAGCAGCATACAGAAAGCAACCAGCCACCAGCCCAACTGGTAAAAGTCGGAGCCGGTGTTTTCGATGCTACAGCTCTGTTTAATGCCCCTTCTAAGGATACTGCTGCGGAGAATATAAACAATGTGCCGGTGGAAGAAGCTAACAACCATGAAACCAAAACTGATTCTGAAATTCAGCCTGGCGAAAAAACAATTCACTCAACTGAAAGCCATGTTGCTGTTAATCAGAAAACAGATGCCCTGAATAACGATTCCGTTCATCGTAATGAGAGCACCGAAACGCAGCTATTCACTCATCTAATGGTTGACCTGGAATGTTTTGGCTCCAACCCTGATGCTCCGATCGTTTCCATAGGCGCAGTGTTTTTCAATCCTGAAACCGGCGGGATGGGAAGTGAGTTTTACAAGGTCATCAGCCTTGGTTCTTCCATGGGGTTCGGCGGCCAGCCGGACGCAGATACAATTCTTTGGTGGCTGAAACAGTCCGCGGAAGCCCGCTCTGCAATTCTGGTGGATGATGCCATACCGCTGGATGATGCCCTGCTACAGCTCAACGAATTTATCTGCGAAAACGCCGCAAATGGACCTGCTTGCGTTCAACTATGGGGGAATGGCGCTACATACGACAATGTCCTGCTGCGCAGCTCTTACAGACGTACCGGTATCCCTGCGCTCTGTGAGTTTCGGAACGATAGGGACGTCAGAACAATCGTCGAACTAGGCAAAGCGATTGGCATTAATCCGCGCTATGAAATTCCTTTCGAAGGTGATCAGCATAACGCCCTGGCAGATGCCCGCCATCAGGTTAAGTACGTTTCTGCCATCTGGCAGCAGCTGATTAAAAACTGATTCTGCGTTTTCACAACATGGCCCATCTCTGGGCCATGATTCAGAGGTACACATATGCTTCAAATGCTTACTCTCGAAGAATGGGCCGCGGAAAAATATCGGAGCAACCCTCCCGCAATGAATACGCTGCGCCGCTACGCTAAACAAAATATGTTCTCTCCGCCGGCGACCAAACAGGGGCGTCTGTGGCGCGTCAGGGAAGATGCAGAGATTGTTGGTGAACTGGCAAACCCCGTAATTAGAAAGACGGACTCGCCCTTACTACAAAGGATTTTATCGGATGGCTGCCAGACCGCGTAAAAATCAGGTAAAAGTGCCGAACCTTTACCCTCTCTACAGCCGCAAGATGAATAAAGTCTACTGGCGGTATAAGCACCCTGTAACGGGTAAGTTTCATGCGCTGGGCGATAACGAACAAGAGGCAATCGCAATTGCCACCGAGGCAAACGCAAGGATTGCAGAACAACGAACGCGGCAAATATTGGCGGTGAGTGACAGAATCGCCACCAGCAAAGGTAAAGCAATCACCGCCAATACCTGGCTGGATCGCTACTGTAGTATTCAGGATGAAAGGCTTAAGAGCGGAGATATAAGGCCGAATACCTATAAGCAAAAGGCCAAACCTATCGCGTTGCTTAGGGCGCGTGTGGGTATGAAAACTATCTCAATGGTAGACGTAAGAGACATAGCTCAAATACTCGACGAGTATATTGCTGATGGCCAGGCCCGTATGGCTCAGGTCATACGCTCTGTTCTAATCGATGTATTCAAAGAAGCTCAGCACGCTGGGGAGGTTCCGCCAGGTTACAACCCAGCTCTCGCCACAAAGCAGCCGCGCCGGAAAATTACTCGTCAGCGATTAAACCTTGAAGAGTGGAAGAAAATATTTGCAATCGCTGATGTAAATCACCGCTATTTGGGTAATGCCATGCTATTGGCCGTCGTCACTGGCCAGCGCCTTGGCGATATTTCCAAAATGAAATTTAGCGATATCTGGGATGATCACCTTCATGTGATCCAGGAAAAAACAGGCAGCAAGATTGCTATTCCCTTGTCTCTTCGATGTAACGCCATTGATTGGTGCCTGCGCGATGTGGTGGCCCGCTGCCGAGATTATGCGGTGAGCCCGTACATGGTTCATTTTTTTCGGGCAACGTCCCAAGCTGAACGAGGTGCTCAGGTGAAATCCAATACGATCACCATGAACTTCAGCAAAGCAAGGGACAGAGCAGAAATTGATTGGGGAGAAGGGACGCCGGCAACTTTTCATGAGCAAAGATCTTTGTCGGAAAGGCTTTACGAGGCACAAGGAGTAGACACCAAAAAACTCCTTGGGCACAAGTCACAGAAACAGACAGACCAATACCATGATGATCGAGGAAAGGATTGGACTACGTTGGCTATATGA